TGGCGTATAACCAAATTCAGTTGACAGGATTTGATTAATCTCTGAAACAGGGACGCCAAAATAATTAGATACATCTTGGATTGTGACCTGACCAGAACGTATCGCTTGCTCCACAATTCGAGCATCGTCCATTGTATAGTTGTTGTCCCTTTCGACACCTGCTAACGGATTAACAGTAGTTGTAGAAGTAGTTGTTGTAGCTGCCGGAGTAGTTGTTGTCGTTGAGACTTGCTGGATCTGCTCTGGCGTGTAACCAAAATCAGTTTGCAATACTTGGGCAATTTCTTCTTGTGGAATCTCAAAATAGTCAGAAACTTCTTTTATGTTTACCTTTCCTGAACTGAGAGCCGCTTCAACAATTTTTGCATCTTCTGCTGAATAATCTCCATCCTTGGTAACTGCCGCTAAAGGTGATTCTTGAGCCGGTGCAGGCACAGGAGCAGGAACAGGAGCAGGAGCAGGAGCAGGAGCAGGAACAGGAGCAGGAGCAGGAATAGGAGCAGGCACTGGAGCCGGTGCAGGCACAGGAGCAGGCACTGGAGCAGGAAATGGCCACGGATCAGGAGCAGGAGCAGGAGCAGGAGCAGGAATAGTATTCTGAACAGCATTATCCATAGGGATCTGGATAGGAACAGAAACAGGCTCAACAACAGGTGGTGTTTCAATCAGTCTAGTCGGATTTTGGTCGCTATCCGCAGGCGCTTCACCAAACGCATCAGAAATGCTTGCAGGAGTAGCTACCTGATTAATCTGGTTAGGTGTATACCCAAAGACATTGGTAAGGACTTGATTGATTTCAGATGCCGGAAGATTAAAGTAATCAGAAACCTGCTGAACCGATAATCGTCCAGATCCAATAAGCTCCTCGACAATTCGCATCTCGTCCATTGAATAATCATTATCACGGGGGATACTGGTCAATTCTTGCGGAAGAGACATTGAGAATAGTTTCTGCATATTTGCTGCCATGAGGATCTCCTACAGCGATTCGCCGTACATGTTTATGCCAGACAACATTTCTGCAATGCTTGGCAAAGTGAACGCGGCTGCTGGTGGCGTATACGATGCTGCCGAAACAACTTGTGGCTGACCCATGCTAGGGACATTCTGATAAGCAGGAACATTAACAGGAGAAGTCTGACCAAGAATCTGCTGCATGTTAAATGGGACTCCCATCAGAGCATACTGATAGTAAGGAAGTGCCCCCATTCGCATTCTTTGGGCTTCCTGAGCGCCTGTACGCAATGCGGCAAGCTGCTGCGGAATGGCATAAGAGTAAACGTCCGCAGCTTTCTGATACCCTTGCTGAATCGCTTGGGTCATCGGATCATAAGCAGAAATTACATCTTGTCTGGCTTGTTGTGCCTGACTTTTGATAAATTGTTCCGCTGCTGCTCGGTTAGCCGCCGCCGCTTCCATGCCGGATGTATCGGTCCCGCCGAAGAGTTTGTCTGTTACGCTGCTCATAGTTCAATGTCCTGTTTGGCAATACCTAAATGCCATTGATCGTGTATTTTACCATTTTTTAAGTAACTTTTACGGTTTATGCCCTCTTCCTGCATTCCGGCTCTCATCGCAAATAACTTAACATTTCTGTAGATTACGGGTATCTCACAAACAATCTTTTGATACTTTGTTTTACCAAATACCCAGCCGATTACCTCTAGTGCTGAGTTGTACGCCCGTTTCCCACGAGTATCTGGGGGTATCATTGGGTGTACATTTAACGTAACTCCGTTTAGTGGATGTACGTTGTATATCCCTATGAATCCTTCATCGTCACAGGCAATCAACCAGCCCATTGTCAGGTCCGGTTGCCAAGTCTCTGGGCTGATGCCGTCTTCGGCTACCGTTGCCCACAACTCTGGGATCGTGGCTATCTTCTTAATGAGTTCGGAATCTTTGGTCTCCGAAATCACACAGCAACCCATCCCTGTGTCACGTCGCCACCGATATCAGGCTGCATCTTTCTGTACTCAATCGAGCCAGCAGATCCTGTGGAATCTATGTATAAACTGTACTGCCTAGCCTCTACCACGCCTTCTGGAGAGCCACTTCCAACAATCGGAATACTCAGACTAACATCTTGAGTAAACTGTCTAAACGGCTGAGCCATAGTCCCATCAGATTCTACGATCGGCTGGGCTGCGTTAAGTCTTGGATTGCTCACTTGTCACCACCAATGACATTAGCCGTTAATTGGATAATGACAGGCTTCACAGCGTCGGTCAGAGTAAAACGAAATACCTCAAATCTGGATGCCCGACCATTCCTGCGCCAGATAGCTCTGCGGCTAAATTGACCAATTTTGCCTATGCTTCTTGAGATAGGGTCGCTCCATGTCTTGCCATCCTTAGAACGTTCAAGAGTGATCTGTGGGTCAGTGACATCAGCGTTTCCAACTCCCGATTCTACCGTTAGCTCAAGGCTCGGAAAGAATACAGACTGCATGTTGTTCTGGAAGGGCTGAGTAGCAACACGTCGAATAATCGCGCTTCCGTATTCTGTGTAAACGTCAGGGTCCAATTCTCCAACCCTGCCGTCCACAATGTCGCCGCAGAGAATCTTGTTGTACGCCTTTATAATGGAAGCAGCTCTATACGCTCCCAATGATCCGCTAATCAAAGATTTCCTTTCGTGCCATCTCTTACTGGTGGTGTCATAGACGAGCGTCGTAGACGGCAGTGCAAATCCAATGAAGTAAGCGCCCTTACTAGCGTATGCCCAAGAATAAATATCGGAAACCTGTGTATCTGTTAATCTTGATAACAGTGAATCTATAGCCGTCGTTGAGACCTTAACGGTTGAGTTGCCGCTCAATGCCCAGATTGCAGGACCTTCATTCTCTCCACCGCCAACCCACATAAAAGTGTCTTGGGCGTTTACCAGAGAGTAGGGAGCATAGCATCCCTTCTGAAGAAATAGACCTGTACGTTGAAACGGAAAGTCAGCGCCACCGATATTTTGAAAAGCCTCGAATGTCTGGCCTCCAGAAATAAATAGTTGGTTCTTATAAACCACCGGAGCAACAATATCATCGGGGTCGGATTCGGCTGTGCCAAAGTCTAAGGCGTTATAGCTCAAGCCGTCATTGATGGAACTTACGATGAACTTCTTGGAATCTGTAGTTACCAAGAAGTAGCCGTCAATGAACACTACGAATTGGGGATTACCGTTCGCAGTGAAATCCGAATCTGTGATCTGGCTGAAAGTATCTGTAACGTGGTTATAGATGTATCCGTTCCCATTAGGTACAAGGACCATCAATTGAGTGCCGTTATCAGCCATTGATACTCTGGCTGTGCCAGCAATATCGCCAATAAACGTCAGGACGTAATCATCACCAGATTCGTCCAGTCTGTATAACCGCTCTCCATTCACAAAGTATGGCTTGCCAGCCATATCGTGAGCGCCACGGTTTATGTTTTCAATCTGCCCAGATGATGCAAGCTCGACCATCCCCTCAGTGCCGAATAAAGTCTCCTGAGATAGGCCAACACTCTGAACAATGTTCGGATACCAATTAGTGCATTCCTGCGCCGAGATAGGCAACGAGTCTGAGATATAGAACCCATTTGCTATTGGTAATTGCGTTACAGGCATTACAGCGCCCCTATAATGGCATCCAGTACAATCAAATTATCTGTGGTCGATTCGTTCCTGACAAATATCTCAACGTAATCGCCGTCGTCTAATAAGATATTGGCGAATGTAGCAAAGCTATGATACAAACCCGATGAAGTTGTTGCAGTGGTCTTTGTAGTGTTAATCACAGATCCGTTCTTAGCAATGTACATTGAGATTCTATGATTAGTACCACTAGCGACAGAAATACTTACAATGGCATTGATAATGTGCCGACCAGTATGACCGCCATGAGTAATACGGCCAGTAGTGTCTCCTGTATATCCAGCCTCATCGCCAACAACAAATGTACCAGCAACTTTAACTGGGGTAGCGGTGCTTGCAATCACAGTCTCAGTAGAATTGCCCTGCATTGTGACTGTGGCATATTCAGCAACACCTGACTGAGAAATTGTCACATAGGCATCAGTTGAAGTGATTGATATTCCATTCCCAGCGACTAGGCTGGCGATAGTTGGGCTATCAGCGCTTGTATTCAAAAACAGCGGCGCTCCATTGGAGTCGGCTGTTATGTTATGAGAAATAATGACACCGTTCTCAGGAGAGACACTAGCAGAGATGCCAGATCCGTTTTCAATGTTCCTGATATTATTTACAGTGCCTTGAGTGTCTAGGATGGCAGCGCCAGTGACAGCGCCGTCCTGTACTATTGATCCTGTTACTCCAAGGCCAGATACGAAATCAGAATAGCTGATCTTGTAGTTGGTCCCGTTTACAAAGTAATCAAGATAGCTACCAGACTCGACAGTCGTCTTTTGGACAAATTGGCTTTTCTTACGGCCCTGCGCTCTATCAACCATTTGTGTTGTTCTCCAAACCTATAGCTCCAGTGCTTTCTGCCAATATCTCTGCCTCTGCATCTGGATAGAAATGACCATTAAGCCCCCACGAACCAACTTCATTTCCTGAGCCTATCGGGAGAGTTGACGGCAATGCGCTAACCCTGATGATTTGTCCAATTGTTCGCATAGTCTGCAAACCCTGACGCGCAGCGAGTACCAGAGCATCTGAAACTACGCCGCCGTAATCTGGAGCGACTTCAATCGCCATATTAGCAATCAAGCCTCGCAAAGCCCCTGTTGGGATAGTAACAGTATCTCCCAGATCAGAAACCTGCGTATAACCCAAACTGATTCCTTGTGCGTCTAGTTGGGCCATATAGTTATTCATAGCAAAGATAAAATCCTGATACTCATCCGGCTCAAGTGGAGCTTCAGATGCTTGTACCAAGATCCTCTGTAAAGATGCTTTTGCGACTTGAGCGACAGTAGCCATTATTCGTACCTGACTGATTTAGCGCCTTTGCATCGCCAGCGCTTACGACTTAGATTGTTTGGCGTGTTTGGATCGTTCTGTTTGTCTTTAGGAAGCCGTTTCTTGATCCCCAGAGACCTAGCGCAATAAGAGTCGCCCTTGCTTGTTCCGGCGCGTACTCGTGGCCCGCCATCCTCAGCATTTCCAGCCTGCCCGTAGGAGACCTTCTTGCCGGATGCTGTGACCTTAACTTTTGCTTTTCCCTTCGCTGGTTTCGCCATAAAGATTCAGGGGGCCGAAGCCCCCATCCTCATTTTAGCAATTATACGCCGAAGCCTTGGCCCGCGAAGAGCGGGTTGAAGCAAGCGTATGCAGGCAGAAGATCGAAACGAATCTTCTGGGTGTTTGCATCACCGTCTGCGTACTTGGATACGCGGATGGAGAAGCCATCGCTGGTAGTAGCAATGGTGTCAGTGCTGTACAGCTTAGGCAGCTTCACAGTACCGATGCCGAATGCCTGCTTAGTGTAGAACAGGTTAGGCTGGTACAGAGTAGAGGCAGCGCCCAAGATAGTAACAACATCACCGCTAGCCGGAGCTACGCTTACGTTGTTGTACTGACCATTGGCTTCGTAGATAGCAGCGCCAGATACAGTGATAGTCGCGGCATTGCCAGCGATAGTCACGTCCTCAAGCACAGTACCAGTCCAGAGAACTTGGTTGCCTGCGGCATCGAGGATCGGCTCGCGGGTTGCTACGTTCAGACGGTAAACGCCTGCGATAGTAACCATGTCGCCTGCTTTGATTGTACCAGTGCCCAGATTGTTCAGAGACAGAACCTGAGTCATGGTGTCCTTAGCAGTTACATAGGTTGCATCAGGAGTAGAAGCCAGCGCACCAGCGCGGTCGCTAGTAGAGCCAGAAGTGTAGCTAGACAGGGCGTTAGATGTCAGAGCCATCAGGCCGCCGAAGTT